CGCTCTTCCGATCTGTGTCGGTGTGTTATTAAAAAACCGCCCCCCTTTGCTTGAATTGCATGAAACGCACAAAGTCTGAAGATTCCAGTCTTCATCACTACCACCCAAGTTTCTTGGAATTATGTGGTCAACTGAGTTGCCGTCTGCACCGCACGCCTGACATGTATAACCGTCACGTTGAAGGATACGTTTACGGATAGCACGCCATCGGTTAGTGCTTCCGCTATCTCTCAGTGCTGAAGCCATTAGTAATAACCCTTTCGATTATGAAAGGTTAACGCATTGCAGTTGGTTTTATAACGCTTTGTTATGTATTGCAATGATGAGTCAATCTGTCTGAATGGGTCAAGGTCACGGTAGTGCTTAGACCTCATCTGTCCTAGACCATAGTGCGACCCGTTGCGCGCCGTGTATGACCAACGGCTTTCCTTAGTGATGATCTGATTAAAGCACTGGAATTCCTTGTAGTTAAGAATCCTGGAGTGTGCATAGAGTTTCAAGTGATCTATTGAATAGGACGCAGCTACGGCAGAACTTGACCCTATCGGTGCGGTTAACGCGAAAGATACGACAACAACCAACAGTTTATTTTTATGTTTATTTCTTTGATTTTCTGAATGATTTCTTTCTAATTTCGAAAGTCTAAAACCCCGTGTTGTTGTATGCGTCCAGCGTACACCGCCTGTCTTGCAATTCTGTTTAGCACTGTTATTGGCGTGTCTCACTGATGACCCCAACCTTTCCCTTTAAAGGTAATCCCGAAGGTTGAGTAGACCCGACTCATGTTTTGTCCGCAGCAGATTGGTTGGCGTTCTTCGTGGATTGACTTATCCACCTCAACACTGATTTGGCACACCTGGCATTTAAACTCATAGATTGGCATTTAAATCCCCAATCAAGGCAACGGTCATTGACCCGCAACTATGACACTGGATTGTTTCCGTGCCGTGGGGGAGTAGGTCTGTTATTCGGACAATTTCCTGAGTAGTCGTGCGCTTGCATAGTCGGCACTCAAATTGCAGTGTCTGCATAAGACGACCTCACTAAATTGGCAATGGGTTGCAAGTTGATCTGTGTGACCCACCAGTTAGGTTGCTTTGAGTGCTTGTATTTCGGACGCTTTGCCATTGCCACTGGAATCCAGCCTGCAAGGTAATAATTGGGACACTGCCCAGTGACCAACACCGCAATGTCTTCGCTGCGATCGTATTCGTGAATTATCAGCTGCCCTTGCATGTATTTCGTCCAGCGGACTTCAATGCCTTTGCCTACGTCAGCCTTTTTCTTGTATTTGTTCTCATAAGGGTCAAAGGGGAGTGAAAAGTATTTGGCAACAACCCACTCACTTGCGATCGCTTCGGCGCATTCGATCATGTATTCCAGGTAAGGCATTTCCTTGCGGTAGTGCTGAGGGTTGCCACACCCTTTGCCGCTTCTTTCCTCAAAATGAATTGCAGCCTTAAAACATGTCCAGGCTTCTTCATCTGTCAGGGTCATGTTCATCTGCAACCACCACAAAACCACGCCATTTTTTCTTTGCTTGAACTGATCTTCCAGCCAAAAGCATCAAGTTTTACCAACTTGCCGCAACTGTCGCACTGCTCAATTTCGTATTCGGCAATTACTTCACCGTTGTTAAACAGTTTTGCCTTCATTGCTTGTGGATAAAGAATCTCCATGTAGTCGCTCATAGTTGTGGCGACCATTTTCCGCTTGATCCAACGACGTACCAAAAGGGCTGGCATTGGTCTTTCTTTTCTCGTTGAGGGCAGAAATAACCAGCCCATTTTTTTGTGGAATCAGGCTTTGATTCGCGCCACACGCGGTGACCGTGATCGCACTTGGGTGCTTCGGGCATTACTTCGCCACCTAGTTTTGTGCTGATTTCAAGGATTGCAGTGCCTAGTGAATCGGCACTTGAACCAAATGACGGTGTGCCTGACATTTCGGCTTCAGCTGCGGTTTTAAAACTTGGAATGTCACCAAACTTTGTTGTCCAATAGTCGTTGTCAGTGTTGGCAACCTTTGCAGGCGTCCTCTCAACCTGTTCCATGATCTCGCGGGTTGATCTTTCAGCACCGCCCATGACCAGTTGTTGAACTCTCATAATCGCGCTGGTGGTCGTATCTTCTACAAACCACCGCTTCATGTTTTGCTGATAAGCACCTTGGTATCCGTAGGCGAAATCAACGCCTGCTGGTTCAACGTCGTCCATGTGACGAAAAGCCCGGGCTTCAACTAAGACATAACCTTTTTCTGCATTAAATTCGACAATGCGAGTTTCAATGCGACCCAGGGGATAGGTATTGTTCCAACGGGTCAATCTTTCAAGGCTTGCTTCGTAATTGTCCAAGAAACCCATTTATTTCACCGCCTTGTTAGCCGACGAAATGTGGCGAGATACCGCCCGACCGCGTGTGTATCCTTCGCGGTTTCCTTCCTTGTAACCCACCGAATAGGTGATTGCACTCCATAGAATTGCTGCGATTGTCATCAACACGACTATGGATAGTTCATTCGTTCCCATGATTTCACTCCCGATCTGTTATGGTCGGTTTGTTCGGGAGAGTTAAGAAAATGAGTTATGTAAAGTTAGACAAGGGCTTTCACGCCTCAATTTACTTTACATAATGTAACGAATCGGAGTTTGATAATTTGCCGATGAGTTACATTTAGTTTTCTTTTTTTCTCCCGAATACCGACTGCCAAAATGTAAATTATTTGGCAAAGTTGCGCAAGCGCAACACGCGGTCAATGTTCGAGATTCGGGAGAAATCTTATGAGCGCACCAAGAATGCAACCCAGTGGCGTCATCGAGGTTGTTAGCAATGCACGTTTAGAGGGCAAATTGGAAGTCTTTGGCTATGGGCAAAGGGAAGAAATCCCAAACCCAGGGGACTTGCTGATAGTGACGACCAACTGGATTAAAGAAAACGCAAGGGTTCAGGAAATTGAATTCAAATTAAGAATTCGCGGACGTGACATGCACCTGTTCGCAGCTGCTGCCCACGAAGCCTTGTTAATGTGGAATGACAACAAGCATTGGTTACAGGCGTCCATGTCTCAACCTGGCGTTGATACTAGACCGCAGACTGTTATTCGGGGGACTGAAAACCAGCAGAATTTGGCTGCGCTGCTGCGTCACCAGGCTTCGGCTTAGACTTCAAACCATTGCCAGCAAGAACCCCGCCCAATGACCCAGTTAAGAAAATAGCCAATGTTTTCAACAAGTCAATAAAGGCTGCGTCGTTGGGTGCTTGCGCCCCAATTGGTTGAGTCACAAAAATCAAGGCATAGGTAATGCCTAGAGTCACGATTAAAAAAACTGCGGCAAGTGTTGTGCCAATTATTAGGATTAGTTGTGCGTGTATGTCTTCAGGGGTTTTGCGCCTGGTGTGAAGTGTCTGCGATCTTTCCAATGATGTCTTCAGTGCAAGTTCCAGTAGGGACGCACGCTGGCGGTTGGCATTCTGCCTTTGACCAGTTTTCAAATTCTTGGCATTCATAACGCGTCCACCCCTGATAACCGCAAGCGGATAGCCCCAACACTGACCCCAGTGTTAAGGCTACCGCCACGGCTTTTCGGGCTACTTCCCCGTTAACCCGAAACTCTGATCTTTGGGATTTAACCAGCGCAATACCACTGGCAGAACCGCTGCTAAACCTGCGTTTGCAAGTGTCTTTGGGTCAGTTACTCCCGCAAGGTATAAAGCAAGGCTTGCAGCAATGAATGAGCGACCCCATGAGGCTGCTAAGGCTTTGGCTTTGTCCACTTTTTTGTCTCCTTCTTTGGTTTGTCTCCCGAAGTTGGAATTTCAACCGTTGGAAATTCGCCCTTGTATGGGACAAACTTTGGAATTCCAAAACCAACGATTTCCTTGCCTTCACCGTATGAACGAACCTTCACCATAACCATGCCGCCATTGCGTTGGTCGCCTGTCCCGCTGGTGTTACCTTCGATCGTGAGGCAAGTCTTTGAGTCAATAAGTCCGACAACAATTCCAATGTGTGAAATTCGGTCAACGCCGTCATGTGGAAAATCCATGAAAGCGAGATAACCCAACTGTGGAATGTTTGACCAACGTGAAATGTCTTTGAACTTATGTGCGCCCGTTGCAGTTGAAACAACTGAATGGATTTTGATACCTGCTTGTGCAGCGCACCAGTTAACGAAAGACCCGCACCAGGGGAGTCCGTCAGCACTTGTAAATTTTCCGTATTTTGTGAGGTTGTCGCCTTCTTCGATCGTACCGACTTCAGCTGCTGCAACTTCGATCAGTGCAGCCGACGTACCCAATGGAAACTTATTTTCCACTTGTTTGGTCATTCTGTGCAACTGGTTCGTCAGGCAATTCAACTTCTTCGGTAATGTTGTTATTGGGCTTTGACTTATCAAAACCACCCAAACCGTAGGTAATTATTTTCATTTTATGCCCTTAATCCTAATACTGGAACCGTGGTAGTGATTGCTGATGTTGAACTGCTTGTTGCAAAACCAGACGTTACATTTTGCGTTTCTGTCAAACCAAAATTTGTAGACGCAGATGAACTCAAACTACTTATTCCTAGATCGTATGGGTAATACTTGTAAGAGTTTGCAAAGCCTAAAAGGTTTCCAGTTGTAGGTGTGGTTATAGTGTTGAGTGCTAACCAATACACGCCAGGGTTAAGTTGTTGACTGATTGTAATTGTGTATTGGGTATTGTTCGCCGTAACTGAAACCGTTCCAGCGTCAAGTAATACGGTTGAAGGTTGATCGGTTGAACTGTTGTTGTTGTAAATTCCAAGCCTGACAAGACCAGTTCCAGTCACCGAAGTTGAACCTGTATTAAACGCAATTCGTGTGAAGGTGTAGGTTTGACGAACAAAAAATGGTAAATAATAAGTTGTGTTTGCACTATAAGTAAGGTTCGAAGTGCTAGACATAATTGGCGGTGTGTAATAAACTCCGCTTCGATAAGCAAGACCACGGACAGGTTGCATTGCAATGTCATTGACCGTCTTGACCGCAGTTGCCGTGGCAGCTAAAACAGACGAAGTGGTTGAAGTTGAATCTGTCAGTTGAACACAACCAACTTGTGATGTCGAAGCATTATTAAAGCCATTATTGGTTGCCCAGGTAAAATCCATGTCTGTTGCTGAAGTCTTTTTAAGAACTTGATTGGTTGTGCCACCTAGTAGATCAGCCATTGAGTTATCAACGGCTTGCCCAAATGTGTTGAAATCAGCGGGCAGGTTTGTAACAAGGCTGGTTGCCGTCGGCATTACCCAGCCAAAGTTTGATGTCGGATTTGTCATGTTTTCTCCTTTAAGTGACTATTGTCGCATTTGTCCAGTCTAAAGTTGGCGACACGCCAGCCCAATCAAATGCGCTCGAAACTTCGTCCCATTGCAAGGCAGGGAACGAATAGGCGGTTGGGGATAGGTTCAAGGAAATTGAAAGGGTGTTGTAGCCAGCCTGGAAACTCCAGCCTTCGACAAAACCCTGGAAAATCGAACCCATGTTCAGAGGTAGGTCAGTAATAGCCAACGGCAAGCCCATGAAAGTGTTGATTAGGTTATCGCGGTCAAAGTTATCTAATTCGGGGTTTGTCAGGTCATAGGTAATTCGGCTAAAAATTGCTTGGGGGTCTTTACGCAATTGCAAGTAGTAATCGGCTTGGGAAATTGCGTCGGCAGCATGTTCAATTGAGGTTGTGATTATTTGACCAAGTGAACCGTAAGTGGCAATTGAATCGGCGTCCGAAGCAGTTTGTTCTGCCCCCGCTTTGTATTGAATAGTTACTACGTTGCGAACGTCACCCGCGCGTGTTTCAGTCCTTATCCCAGCTGCGCGGGCGTTGTTTGCAGAAAGTTCGACGTAACCGTAAGTGTTTAAATAAGTGCTGCGATGAGTGCTGTCCGCGTAGCCAATAACTCCGTCTAATTCGTATAAGTAGCCAAGCCCTGAAGTAGCAAGCCCGGAAACAAGTGAATAGACATTTGTTCGGCTGCTCGATCTTCCTGCCAGTTCATAATTGCCAGGCGTGTCAATCTCACCAATTCCTGTGACTGTTGTCCAAGTTGTTGTTGGGTCATAAGTTCCCCAAGTTGCCGTTGAAGAAACTTCAGACCAGTTAATAACTAATAGATCTGTAAGAACAGACAAAATCTGATTTCCGTCAAAATCTTTCGTGAGAACGCCGTCGGTTAAAGCCTTTGGTAATCGTGCCAATGGCCCAAGTGCCGTGATGTTATAGGTTTGTGTGAACATGGTTGAACCAACGTCGCGAACTTCCAAACCTATGTCAACAACAGTTCCATTAAAAATTGAAACGAAATCGCCTAAAACGTCTTTGATTTGAACTGAAAAAACTGAATTTATTGAAACGGGAATTGCAACCTGATTGACGTCAATAAGTTGAATGTTGCAGTAACCTGGTTGGGCTTGTTCATAAATGTTGTTTCTGCCCGTAGTAATGGTGAGATTTGCAAGAACCGCGTCAGTGTATTCAACGCCTGCAATGATTACCTTCCAAACAGGACTCCATTGCGTCATGCTATTTGCAGGTTAGTTGCGCCACCTGTGCCGCGATAGTAGGAATTGTTGAGTGTGTCAATGATTGTGCGCGCGGTGCTTTCTTGATCTATCGCACCAGTTACGGTCAAGTTAATTGTTGTGCCTGATGACGCCGCTTCAGCGGCGCGGAAACTGCCAATATTAAAGTTTGAGGAAACAACGTTATTTGATGACACTGCGCTGGAAGCAGCAACTTGCGCAGCTGCTGCAACGCCACCGCCCGAACTACCGCCTGAAGTAGTTGGCATTGTTGGAATTGCAGGGATTGCAGGAATTGAGGTTGAAACGCTTGGTGTTGAAATAGTTGGCACGCTAACTGTTGGCGCAGTTATCTTGGAAACGTTGTCCAAAAAGGGAATTGCGTTATAAGCAGAAATCAGGGCGTTAATACCCGCAACCGCGCCTTGAATCAAACCATTGAGAATTTTGACAACACCAGCAATGACGTCAATGACGCCGCCTGCTATCTTGCCAGCAACCTGCAGCGCACCGCCTAAAACAGTACCAATGACAGGTGCGACGTAGGTTGCAATTAAAACCCCAAACGTTTTAAAAGTTTCCATGTTGTCGCTGATCGCGTCCTTGACATAACCAAATGCCTTAACAATGCCGTTAATGATTGGCGTGAAGACTGACACCATAATGTCGCCAAGTGCAGTAATTGCACCGCCAAGCCCGCCACCCTTCAAACTGAAAGCGTCTGAAAATGCGTTGATTACTGGCAGTGCATTGGCGTTAATGAAGTTGATAACTTTTTCCAAAATAGGCAACAAGGCAAAACCAATGGTTTCCTTTGCTTCATTGAATGCAACTTGCATGCGGGCAATTCGTCCCGCGTAAGTGTCAGCGTTCGCAGCTGCTGCGCCGCCAAATAAATCTGAAAGTCTTGCTTGCACCTGTTCAAATGACATGGTTTTTAGTTCGGCTGCTGACAGTCCAATGCCTAACTTGCCAAGTGCTGCGGTGTTGCCGTCGTATGCCTTACCTAAAGCATTTGCAACTGTTTCAAGGGGTTTGCCCGTTGCCGTTGCTATGTCTAAAGCGGTTGCAAGTAAATCCTGTGCTTTGGTTAATGAACCTGTTGAAATCGCAATGCGTTGTAAGGCAGGGCGTAGGTCATCATCTGCAACACCAGTAGCCAGGGACATTTTTAAAATTGACTTTTCGGTTGCCGCAATTTGTGCATTTGTCGCACCTGTTGCATTTTGCAGGGCAAGTGCCAATTGGGTCTGTGCCTTCTCATCAGCAACGGCAGCCCTTACGCCGTCAATGCCAATCTTGATCGCGTATGCACCCGCAGCGGCTGCAGCAGCGACAAAGGCTGCGCCAATCATTTTGCCAGTCTTGCTGATTTTGTCGCCAAACGTGTCAACGTCTTTGGTTGCTGCTTTCAAGGATTTGTTGAGGTTGTCAACGTCTCCAAGAATTGAAAGTTTAAGTGTGCGACTGCCAGCCATTAGTCGAACTCCTTAACTATTTTGGAAAACGATTCTTCCCATTTTCTGACAATTTCAGGCTGCACACTTCGCAAGGTTGGATAGATAAACCAACCACGAGAACCGCGCCCTTCGCGACCTGACCACACTGGAAATTGCTTGTATTTGTTTGAACCAAATTCAACGCCACCCCAAACTTGTTGGGTTGTACCCCCGCCGCTTAATTTCTGCCCTGCATAACCAAAAGAGATTTCACCAATCTTTGAAGACTTGGAAACCTTTGAACCTTCAGCAACGCGGTTATCAACCAGGTTGCGGGTACGAGTTGAAGCAGTTGCAATGATCTTTGTTCGGACATAATCTGCGAGTTCTGAAGTTGCCTGTTTAGCCTGGTTTAAGGCTTCGTCGTCCATTGCTTTGAATGAACGGGTAATGGCGCGCAACTCATTCTTGTCATAAGAAATTGCTTCACTTGCCATTCGCCCGTCCTTCCAAAATCTCCAGCACCGTCAAAATGTCTTCAGCCGTTTGAAACTGTTCTTTGGGTAAATTGGTTGCTATTGCCAATTCCCAAATTATTCTGTTTAGGCTTCCGACTCCGTAACTTTTGGGTTTGCTTCACCGACTACAACTTCAGCAACCGTCTCCGTCCAAACCTCAATTGGCTTGACTGGTTTGCCAGCTGCTTCACGCTTCATGGCGTGATAAGCAAGGAAGATAAGATCGGAAATTCCAATCTTTTCTTGCGCTTGGCTGATTGTGTTGCCCGTGCTTTTTTCCCATTTGACCCACTCAGGCGGGGCAGCGGTGTAAGTCGCTGATTCGCCATTGTTGAATTCAATTGTTATTGGTAACTTCATTTTTACTCCCGACTTTTTTCTTAACTAAATGTTTCGGTTGGTGTACCGACAACAATGAATGAAAGTGAAACTGTCTGTGCGTCAGGTGCAGTGCCGCCCGCTGAAGGAAATACTGGCATGACGTTGAACGCAAAAACCGCACCTGTTGCAGCAGTTAGTGAGACCGCCAAAGTTGTGTTTGGTGCTGATTCTGTTGCTGACCATAATGCTTCGCACAATGAACCACTTGCGCCCCAGTCGGCAAGCATTTCAATGTCAAGCGTCCACTGGTCGTCAATGTGCTTGTAAGCCTTGCCGTCTAGTGTTTGGTAAGTCTCAACCGTTGGTGAATTTGCTAAAATCGCGCTGGTCGCCTGCGCGTCGTATGATGTGGAAGCGATCGTCAAGACTAAATCGCGACCCGTGATGATCGTTGTTGCCACGTTATCTCCTTAGTTTGTCTGTGTGTAGTGCGTTGAAACGTTGATGTCAGCAACAAGCATTGGCGACTGTCCTACTTCAAGAACAGTTGGCTTTTCTATGTTTCCAACAACGTATCCCGCAGGCATTGCCGCGAGAATTCCTATGATGAGTTTTTCCAGGTTATCTAATGAACCTGCGTTGCTATTTGAAGCGACGATTGCGGTGATTGCAAAATTAAGTTGAACCTTTGTGGTTGCCTTGCCAATCAAAACAACTTCCATGTAAGGCGAGGACGGAACAACAACAATTGCAGGCGGAATTGGTGATTCGGGCACGCTTGCATAAACGTTGGCAGCTAGTGCTGAAAAGGCATTGGCTAGGGCCGCGCGTGTTTCGGCAACGGAATTGACAGGCATTATTGAACCACCGTCTCAACCTCTAAAAATGGCTGAAGCAGTGTTGACACCCTATTGGTCAAACTTCTGCCCATGCGATAAGGCGTGCTGGCGAAATCAACGCCTTCAATCTGTCCACCAGCTGCAACGCGCGACTGAAAAACTTCGACGCTAACTGCCAAAATTGCTGATTCGATTGGGGCGCTAGTTGCATAAATTTCAGCTGCGGAATAGCCTGAAAGTGTTGCCGTACCGTTTGGAATAATTGCATTTCTTTCAACGTCTGCGCCTGCATTTGCAAAACTAAATGAATAAGGGCTATCAACAACAGTGACTGCATGTGTGCCATTGAAACCTGCATGACCAATTGCAATGACAACACTTGAACCAACAACAAAATCATGTCGGCGCACCGTCCATAATGTTGCAACGTTGTCTTTCCTTTGGTGATAATCAACGCCCGATGAATAAGAAACAAGCATTGGCAAAATTACGGCTTCGCTGGTGTTAATAATTTCGTCCAAATAACTGTCACTGTATAAAGAAACGGACACGCCAAGCACTGAACGCAATTGACTTGCTGTGACAATGGCTGGCATGTCCGTTCCTTTCGACTGCTGCGCTACGTTCGGGAGTGACCGCAGCGCATGACTAGATTTGGCTGATTAAGCCTTGTTGTTCTTAAACGCGCCCGCACCGATCTTCGTTGCAATTGCGCCGTATCCGTAGACCATGACTGAAATCTGACCTGAAGCGATTACGTCTGCGCGTAGGCGATAGGTTGGTGATTCGTACCATGTGTAAGCACTTGGGTTGACGATCAAAATTGAACCGTCGGTGTCAGTACCAGCAGCGGTGTTCGCTGTGACATAAAGGTCAAGTCCTGCAATGTTTCCACGGATTGACTGAGGTGTTGCCTGTCCACCTGTGAAGTTATTAGTTCCACCAGCGACGTTGTAAAGAGGCGCACCGTTGTTGTTTAGTGTCATTGCATTTGCCCACTGTGATGTGTTCATAATGATGTTGCGGGCAAAACCCTGAGTTCCTGCATAAACTGAAGCAGAACCACGTGCGACGACGCCCAACAATTCAGCTGCTGTTGGATAAGTTGTTGTTGTTGTTCCGTCAGCAGTTGCGCCAGCGATAAGTGCTGCATTCACTGCAGTATCTTGTGCCTTAGCCATTGCTGCAGCCATGTTGCTGAGCAACTCATTGAAGAATAACGGCGAAGTTCTATCCAACAACTCAACTGAGAAAGTCTGTTGTCCAGCGTATTTCTTGACGTCAACTGTAACGAAAGCAGAATTTTGGTCTGTCTCGCTAGGTGCAGCCGCTTCAGCAGTGATTGCAACTGTTGGCATTTGTGTGATCTTAGGAATTTCAAATGACATGCCAGCGTCAGGCAAAACGCCACGGCTGATTGCGTCAATGTTGCTGCGTGTTCCATTAGCAAGTCCGTTGATTACTTCGGTCAACTGACGTGTAGGCACTAAACCTGCGTTGTCTGTTGTATCGGCTGCGGCTGCTACGTATTGACGCGCATTTTCGTCGCCCATTGAAGCACGGATTGTGTTTTCAAGATACTTTGCTGCTGTAAATTCCAAGCGTGGGCGTGTGAATGAACCACCTACGTTTGGCTTTACTGCTGCTGTTACTGACTGTGCGGCTTCTACCGTTTCGACGGCTTCCGCTGGTGTAACGGTTTGTTCCACTTCGTCGTCCTTTTCTGTTGGTGTT